CATTGCGCGTTGGAGCGTATCCATTGGCGCTGCGCGTCGCTGAACATCCCGGCGTTCGCGTTCAGGTTGACCCTCTGGTCGACGGCGGCGTTCTGCGCGCTGGACATGGCCATTTTGATGGCATCATTCGCGTTCATCCCGACAGATTGCGCGAACTGCTTTATCATCGTACGGTCAATGGGCGACAATTCCACCTGGCCGGTCTTGGCGTTCCATGTCCCCTTTCCGGCAAGCGCGTTGATGATTCGTTCCCCGAACGCCTCCTGGTTGGTGAGCGCGTCGGCCATCACCGCCATCGGGTTCGAGAAGTTCATGGCGAATGTTCCTCCGAGCATCTGCACATTGGCGCTGTTCCTGATGGAATCCTCGATGCTCTGGAACTTGTCGGAAGCGCTTACGATAGCCTGTATGTCAACCCTCATCTGCCTTGCCCTCAAAGCCATTGCGGCAAGTCCGTCGATGCCGTTTCTGAAGGTATATGACTGGGCCAACTGGATGTTCTTGGCCAGGGCCTCGGATGCCTGCTGTGCGGAAAGGCCGAATTCCGCCGCCTTTTCCTGGAGCATGGTGACATGGACCATAGTATCGTCAATGCTGATACCGAACTCCTGCATGGCCCCGATAAGTTGTATCATGCTCTGGCCGCCGCCTTGACCGGTCTCGTTCATGAGGTTTCTGAGGATTGCCATCGACTCCATCTGCTTTCTGTTCAGAACGATAGCCCTTCCTGTGGTTGCAACGATTCCGTTTTGGAAGTCGTTCATCTCCCTAGCCGTCAATCCATACAGACGCGACAGTTCCGCTTGATTCTTCATCAAGACGTCCTGAAGGCCCTTCGCCTGCTCTCGGGTCATTCCGATACCCCTGGCTGTGGCGAAAACGGAATCCTGCCAATCACGCCATACAACGGCGATATCCCTGACCGTACCCACTATCCCACTAAGCAAGCCTCTTGCCCCGTCTCCTATTCCATTGACTATACCTGCCATATTACTTTAATTCTCATGGTTTTTAAATAAATACGCCAGGCCAGAGTTTTAACCGGCGCGGCGACAAAAAAAGGGAAGCGCTTACTTCCCTTTTCCAATCTCAATGTGTTTCACTTCCATTAAACGTCCGGATAGACAATCGAGGCATACACGAACCACCACAACACTGTAGGAGCGATAATCGCCATAACCGCACCGCCAATTTGCTCTTTCTTAGGACATGAATCGCCTTTTTCCCTCGACTTGAACAGGGAAACAATAATCACGCAAAGAATCCACGCTATGTTTATTGATAGCCATAATGCTGTAAAATTATCCATTTTCTATACAAAAGTAACATTTTACAAAAATACAAAAAAATCGAAAAAAATGTCAATATATTAGCATAAATTAACGATTTAAGTTCTTTATATTGCTCTGTTCGAGTTTTGTGTAAGCGTCGATGTCGACATTGTTCGTGTTGCTGTTGTCGCCCATCTCGTGCTTCATCCTGGCGTTTTCCTCCTCGACGGCCTTGTTGTGTCGCATGATGTAGTATTTCCTGTCCCTGGTTGGCATACGGTCAAGCACGTCGAACGGTATTCCGACGTATTTGAAGCATCCGAACAGTTCCTCTTTCAGGTTCGCCTCATAATCAGGCGATACTGAGGAAAACATTATCGTCCCACTCAAGAAACGTGGAGAAGGAACCACCTCCCAGGTCCTCGGGTCTTTCTATTTTGACTTCAAAGTCCATACCGGGCTCGTTGTTGACGATATATCTCCTGAGTTTGAGCGAGTCTCCGGCGCGCATGTTGTGGATATAGTCCTTGATGAATCCCCTGTCGCTGTTCCCGTTCACGGAGACAACCTGCATCTCCATGCGGTTGGTAATCATCTTCGTGTATCTGGAGTCCGTCTTCTCTTCAAGTTTCTCGGCCCAGGAGGTGAGGGATGAGTTCATCTTTGTCAGCCTGGTCTTCTCGTCCCCCTCGAGCACGGTGTCGTTGTTGAGACAGTTGGTCAGCGTGTTGATGACACCCCTGACCGTTACCGCCATCGACCCGTTGTTTTCCACCTTCGACAGTTTGTCGAGAAGTTTTTCCTCCCTTCTGGTCAGATATTTGAACTTGATGACGTCACCGTTTTCCGTCTTGTACTCGAAATGCCCGTTCTCGTCACCCTTGAGTGTGAAGGGTTTCGACTTTATTTGGGAAAGGTCGATAACCGTATCGAAGTATTTTCCGCTCCTCGGGTCCCTTACCGTGACCGGGAATTCAGGTCCGTAACTTGTGGCCCTGAGGAAAAGGATGACGGCGTCGGCGTCTCCCTTCAGAAGGTTGTCGGTGTTTATGGTCTTGTCCATAATCTTGTTCTTCAGCAGGAAGTCGATGACCAGGCCGTCCCTGTACAGGTTGGGAGAAGTGATGATGTTCTCGTCGTATGCCGTAAGATAGGCCACCGGGATTCTCGACTTCTTGCTCTTGTAGCCCTCCCCGTTGCTCGGAAGGGGTATGATGTCGTACTGCGCGCCGGTACCGGGCTCATTCACGACTACATCCCTTGCGGTTTCGTCAACCTGGGCCTGCGCGGGTGTCTCTGACTCGATTTTGGCAATCTCGTCGAACACTGAGCGCGTCTCGCCCTGTTTGATTTCAAGGTCCTGTATGATTCCTGGGCCGGAAGCCGCGTTCTTGTTGGATTCCGCCGTGCTCTTGGCAACCTCAGGGTCCAGTATCTTCAGTTTGTCGATGACGTCCTGCTGCGCGAATTCTATCTGTCCGATGTATTCCTCACTGCGCCCGCGGTTCTTGGCCTCCGCTTTGGTACTCTCGTACATCGCGTTGCTTTCAAGGAGCATCTTAATCTCCTTTTCCTCTTGCTCGGTATGTTTTTTCTTAGCCATTCTTGATACTATTTGATTTTGTTCCTATTGATGAAGGGCTTGTTGGTGAAGTGTATTACTCCGTCGCTGACGAGTCTGGCGTCCATGAGAGGATAAAGGACGGTGTTCGGCTCTGTCACCGGCAGGGCGTGGAGTTCGACGCAGCCGCCTCCGACGTATGTCTGGTTTTCAAACTCGTCCATGAAGTCGACATAGTTGCGGTCGCCCATGAAAAGGGTAGCCGTGCCCATCACCTCGTCGATGAGCGCCCTGCAAGAAATCTCTTCCGCGGGTTTCTCCTTCCTGGAAACGGCATGTTCTCCTGAAACTGTCCGATGGCGTCCATTCAGGATGTCATCCAACTTGTCCTCCGGGTCGAAGAGCATGGCGCCGTTCTTCAACGCGATGACATACTGTTCGGCAGTCATTTCCATACCGGCGTCAAACTTGCCCGGGTTGCTACGCTTTTCGATATATAGTATCGCTTCTATCATTTCAGCCTGTTGTTTTTTCTTTTTGACTTTTTTTCGGCAAGCGTGAGTGATTTTTCCGAAAGGTTGATATGCCTTCTGAGTTCCTCAAGCACCTTCGCCGGGTTTTTCCTGATATCCTCCTCCCAAATCCTGACTATCGGAATACCGTGGGCCAGCGCCCACTTGTTTTTCAGTTCATCAACGCGCTTGTTGCGCTTCTGCATCGGATTCAGGTTGTTCGGGTCGACGACTCGCGGGTCCGCATGGTAATATCCCCCGTCAACCTCAATCAGGAGGTTTTTCTCTGGAAGATAGAAATCGTAGAAGCGGCCTATGTCCTTCGCTTCGAACTGGCTTATAAACTTCAGGCCGAGCCTGTCAAGGAAATCCCTGGCAAAGTCGGCCTCGAGTTTTGATGTCCCGAACTTCTGGCGCGGCCTTTCCTTCTTCCGGTCAGGCTTCTTGCCTGTTGTCTTCCTTTTCCCCTTCGTTGGCTGTATCATGCCACACCTCCTCATCGTATGAGACGCACACATCCACCGTCAACGGCTCGTTCATGCTATATGAGAATTGTCCCGGGTAGGCAGACGACACGGTGCAGTTCTTATAGGTGATGCTGTAGGGCCTGTCATCCGGATTCCCGTTCCTCGTGAACGCCACCGTAATGTCGCCTATGGGCGTCATGTTCTCGGCCACGCAGTCCATATACTTGCGGAGTATGAACAGCCCGCCGTCTTCGTCCCTGTGGTAGAAATCGCGAACCTTGAAATATACGCGTTTGTTATGGTCGGTCTCGTAACCAATGAAAGCGAACGGCCTTTCAAGAATGTGGTCCTCGGGCCATTCCACAATGAATCCGTTGCACATTGACCAGTCGGTACTCCCGGCGAGTTCGAGGTACTTGTCGATGCCTTCACTGTCGGTCTCGCGCACGGCGGTCTTGTCCATGGCCGCGTCTTCGGCCGCCATGTCCACCAGATTCATGAACTCCTGAATCCTTCCAATCTCGTCACGCCCTGACGCCCACGCCTCAAACAACCTGTCGAATTCCTGCTTTGCCAACTGTATTTCCCGCTCAACGGCACAAATCCTCTCCTTTGAGGCCCCCTTTTCCAGCATCTCCTTGCGCGTCGCCGTCAACATCTCAATCGTGTTATCGACGATAAGCATCCTTTTTTCGTTGTTATCCATGACTTTTTTGTATAAAAGTTATGGCCTTTCCTGGAAATGTAAACACATTTCATATGTTGGGCGCTGTAATTATCCTGTCTTTCCTGACCACCCTTACGGGCCTTTTTCTCGGAGTATTCTCGACGGCGCGCGTTTCTCTTGCGGAACCGCTCTGGCCTTCTTCGGAACGCTGATAATTCCCGTAGTACTTCATTGTCCTCCTCAGGGCTTCCGTGTATGGTATATAGCCGCCGCTCGGTGTCCCTATGTAGTGGACATTGCCCTCGTTGAACCTGCACGGAACAATGAACTCGCCGGTCTCTTCGCACACCGCTTTATGCACTTCACGCAACTTTTCCATGACGCACTTCCTGTCCGAGCCCGACGACTTGACGTTGATTACCATCTTGTCGCTGCATGTATCATACGAATACTCCGCGTGGTTTCCATTCATGTACAGGCAGGGCACCTGTTTCAGATAATCTTTTCCGTCCGCGCCTTTCGGCGTGTACAGTTCTTTTTCCATGGCATCAAAGATTGTGTAGTCGTCTGTGAGGTTCTTCTTCTCGATTTCCGGCATGTTCTGCGCGTGCCTGACAACAGCCTCGACAATCCCCCTGCCCATCAGGAGGAATATCCCCCTGCCGTAAAACCTGTGTCTGAACCAGGGGCAGCAGCATATCTCCCCGACGTATGTATTCCTGTCATTTTGCGGAAGTTCACTTATAAACCTGTCAACCAACCGGACATTGATGTAGTTGCTCGTGTTGGTCCTGACGAGATACTCGAAATCGCTGTTGTCGAGCAACCATTTCATCATCTTCACCGTCTTGGCGAAGGTGCCTCCGTATCCGTCATTCACGTTAAACGTCTTCCGTCTTTTCTCCGCGTCGTATCCGTCTGTTCCACCTCCGGCGTACGAGAACCACTCCATGTTCGGATATTTCCCATCTATAATATCCCTGGCCCACGTTTCACGGACCGCATCCTCCTCGGCCACGTACGGAGGCTTGTTGCATGACATCGAGACGAACACGATGTTCTTCTTTACAGCCTCTGCCTTGGAATAGTCTCCTATAATGAGGCCTGTGTTCCTGTATCTCACGGATGCGTCCTTCCCGTCCCTGGCGTTCGTGAGCGAGTCCTCGTACTGTGCCTGGCACGCTATTCTCGGCACGCTTATGGATACGCCGATGCCTTCTTTCACATTTCTCCGGCAGGTGTATCCGTCAGAGTCGAGCAGCAACTTCTCCTGCTCCCTGATGATGTATGCCATGGCTTTCCTGTCTAGTGAGTAGCAACTGGCATAATAGACGGTTTCATTCCTCAGTACCGAAAATCCGTTCCTTGCAAACACCTTGAGTCTGCCGTACTGGTGTTCTTCCGGCATGTTGTCATACAGCGTGATATCGGTCCCGCTGTCCTTTGAGACCGCATCGATTACACGGTCGAGGTCGTTCAGGAACCTGATGTCGTTCTCCAGTATCAGGATTCGTTCCATGCCGCTCTCGTACGCCTCCTTGATGCACGAGTAATGGGCCAGCGCGCAGTTCATCCGCCCGACGCTGCCGAGCGTGGTCTTCTTCTCTTTCTTAAGAATCCCGTAAAGCGCGTTTTCGATTGAAGGTGCATTCCATGTGTATTTCCACCTGAAATTGGACGAGCCGAGAATCCCGACGCGCTTCAGTTCGCGTTTTAACGGCTCCAGGCGCTCTTTGTTCGGCAGGTAGTGTATGCAGTAGACCGCGTCAAACAAATCGTCCCAGAGGCCGTTTATGCGCGTTTTTTCGGATACCTGGTGTTCCGCCGGGCCGGTGTTGTACAGCGAGTAGTCCAGATGGTTCGACTTTTCGTAGAATCCGGCGTTTGGTTTCACCTTGACGTTCACGCTTGCCATGTCCGCATTGAGGCTTTTTCCCGCATTCGGGTTCTGGCATGCAATCAGTTTGACAGCGAACGCTTTTCTCAGCCCTTCTCCGCCTACCGTATCCACGGCCCCGCTGTTGTAACTGTCATTCGTGTTCAGCGCCCTTTCCTCGTTCGTTATCTTGTATTTCATGAACTTCCGGCTCATGGCGTAACACGACGCGAGTTGCATTTTCCTGTCGTACGAGCAGAACCCTTCGTTTATCCTGTTTTTTTGCAGGTATCTCTGATAAAGCGCCGGGTCGATGCACATGTTGTCGTACAGCACGAGGTCGTAGTCGGCAGGGGAAAGACTCAGTATGCGCTCAATCTCATCCAGGTCATTAAGGAAGGCGATGTCGTCCTCAAGCAAAAGTATCCTGTCATAGCCGAGTTCGTAGGCCTCCTTCACGCAGAAATAGTGCGCCAGTCCGCACTTCATGTATCCGACCGACAATGCCTTGTTAAGCGGTGTCTTAGCGAGTTCGTCATAAAACGGGCTGTCCCACGTGTACCGCCATGAGAATATCCCGCTGTCGAGTATTCCGACACGCCTGAGTTCGGATTCCATCTTTTCCCTGCGTTCGCCGTACGGAAGGTAGTGGACGCAATAAATCCTGTCGAAGTGTTTTTTCCAGTCAATCATATGAGTTTGGCCAATACATGTACCTGACATAAATAGCCCGGCATGAAAAATCCGCGGCCCATGAAGCCACGGATTGTCCTGCCTGTTCCTCGGCCGTTCCGGATTAGTAGGCCAGGATGGCGTAATCGTACACGATTGTCATCTCAATGGTGGCAATCGAGTCAGAGTTGTACTTCAGGTCGCCGAAGTTAGCCTTCGAGCAGAAGGCGTTCTTCAGAATCCACTTGGAAACAACGACGCCGGTCGGGTCAAGCATCTCGATTTCGATGTCCCTCTTGTACCCGGCAGCATAGCCCTGGCGTCCGGTCACAGATTCCGAGTGGAGACGAACCCACTCCATGACGGCCTGGGAGGCGGAAGGCCCGATGGGGTCCCTGAGCGTTACCTGGATGTCACTCCAGTTGTAACGCCCGACTACGAACGTCGAGGTGTTCAGAAACTCGATTTCGGTAACCTTCTGGTCGATTGTGGGCCTAGCGGCTGACTCAAGCCACCACTCTTGGATACCCAAATCGGCGGGGAACCTCATCAGCCATCGGTTTTTTCTTAGCGGCTCGTAATTGAGCGGCATCTTAAGCAGTAAATCTGACATGGTATCTTTTCTTTTTTTTCTTTTATTATTTTCTTTTTTTTCTTTTATTGTAAATAATATTATTAATTAATAAATTAATATTATATTTTTTATATTTAATTTTTATATTAAAATTAAAATAAAAAAATAATTTAATAATTAATATAATTAATATAATTAAATAATATTATTACGCGCGCGCGAGACTGAAGCGGCGGTTAAGCGTCGTCGCCCTTTTCTTTCTCGGACATCAGTTTGTCGCACATCAGCCATACCTTCTTGAAGAAGTCATATTCCTCCGAGTCGACATCCTGGGCGAACTGCTGGATTCCGTTCAGCGCAATCTGCCTGATTTGGTCGACGTATTGCTGGACGTCAGGGCTGATTTGGCTGCCCTGCGCGGCCTGTCCTTCCATGGCGGCCATTTCTTCAGGCGTCATCTGCATGCCCTGGCCTGCGTACGGGTCTTCCCCGTTGAATACGAAATTCTCCCTGAGAATCCTTCCGGTCCTGTTCATCGCGTCAATGACTTGCCCGTATGGTCTCGTGTTCCTGCGATATCTTCTGTTCATAGCATTCTTTTTTTTCAAATAAATATGTTTCATGTGAGTTTTTCCGCACTTGCGGGTCAACGAAATTGAAAAAACGGGCCGGAACATGATGCTCCAGTCCGTTTTTCGCTCATTTTATCCCCACACCAGTCATCAAATCGAATCGAACGATACACTTTCGGGTGTCAGGACGAAGTCAAGCACGACATACTCCAGGGCGTTGTACGGCTTGAAGAAAATCTTCGCGGGAAGTTCCCTTCTCTCCCTCGACTCGACGGTGCTGTTGACCTCGATGCGGTAATCAGAGATACCCCTGTTGGCCTTGATGTTGTCCATGATGGGCTTGACGGTCGACAGGAAGGTCTTCTCGACGGTCGGGTCGTTCGGGTCAAAGATGAGGTTC